GCAGTCTATTAATTTCAGATAATTCTTCACGGACTATTTCCGATTCAAAAAATCTCATTTTTTCTTAGTCTCCACAACTTCTGGTTGTACTGGTTCCGTTTTACTTTCCTCGATTTGCTCAAGGACATCAATTGCTCCTAGAAGTTTCACACGGGTTTCAGTTAATTTATTTAATTGATCCGTCACTTCTTTGAGTTGAGATTTAAGATTTTCAAGCACTGTCGCATTGTCAAGAGCCATTACGAATAACCTCCTTTAATAATTTTTTGTAATGAAACACATTAATATTTATGAAAGGACTATACTTATCAATTTTCATTTTGACGGATTCCCACACTGGGTCGTCAAGTTGTTTGTCAAGGTTTTTTACGAAAGAAAATATCTTTTCGTAGATTACCAAGATCTCTAAGTTTAGTTCTCCACCCAAGTGTTTCTTGAGTATTTTTGGGTGTCCCTTCGAGCAGTTGAATACTTCGTCCAAGTCGTTCTCGGATAACAATCTCTCGGATTGTTCTTTGAACAAGTATCTTAAACTCTGTTGTGTCTTCATCCACTCTGAGTAATTTCTTTCGCCAGAATTTATAATTTCTCCAATCCATAAGTTTTCTGGGTTTGTTGATGTTACAAAGTTAGCAAGAAGAAAATCGACAATCTGACCATCAGAATACTTACGGGAAGTTTTCTCAAACCAGTATTTGTCTTTTCTTCGATTGAAAGCAGTTACTGTGGCACGGGATTTACCACCATATTTAAAGAAGTCATATTTACGATTTGTAAAATGACTCTTCATTGAAAGATAAGTTTGATAAGTTTCAAACGGTGTCACTTTCCTCTTCAACATCTTCACTTTCCAATTCTGTAATTGAGTCACAAGGAACCTCTGCCTCACCTATCTGATACCAATGTTGTGGCATACCAATACTATCAGGTCTTACACCTAAGTATTGTAAATCAGGGAAAGAATGCTCACGAAGCATCGCTTGCAATCTCCAATGAATTAACTCAGATTTTTTCATTATAAAGGTAATTTTGCCCTTGATGTGGGTTTCATAAAGTTAAGACGAGTAGCATCCCACTTTAATCTTTCCTTCAAAGGTTTGGATATGAGTTTCGTTACTGATTCTATCTCAAGATTGTGAATTTCGCAATAGTGTATGATCGCATCAATATAATTGAGTTCTTCATCAACTACAATTTTTTCGATATCCATTGCAAACTTTTGTGGAGTTACAAACTTACTCGCAATTGCTTTTTCTAATTCTTTATTTGGTTCCATAGAACTCCAGTTTATCTCCAATAAACTTTCCAATGTATTCACCAAGGAGCTTGATGTATTTTGATTTGTCGTATTCTTCATAGACAACGCACTCTCCGTTTTCACATGCCATAATAATGACTAATTTTTTAATTGATATACCCTTCATCTCGTATAGCATACAACCGTATGCCATTGCTTGAACAAAATAATGTTCTATCCACTCTCGTGGTTTAGGTTTTTTAGATGTTTTAAAATCTATTATTGCTAACTCGTTGTTGTACTCTGCAATACAATCAACTGTCCCTGCTATTCCTAATTGCTTACTATATAGCGCACCTTCTAAAGTGCGTATTTTAGTAATATTATTTAATTTACCTTTTGATATTTTAAATAAAAAGTTCGATATAGGAGGAACTTTTGGCAAATTTTCGTTCTTCAGATAATACTCTGTAAGAGTATGCATATCTGTTCCACGAGTCGTAGCAGCCTTTGTAATTTTATCTGCTTTTTCATTACCAACTCTTTTTCTCCAGTCAAGAAAAATCTGTTTATTATAATGACTCGTGATTGATGTGATTGATATTAATTTTAATAATTCATTTTCATCAGGCACAGAATAATAACGCACCCCATCTACCGTTTCACGTTTAAGTGGAGGCAGGTTCAAATCAACATGTTCAAACATTACATACCCATTTCTAATTTAGCAACAAGATACTCCTTGACAAGTCCTGATCGAACAATATCATCAATACCAAATTCAATTACATCAAATGATGGCATAGAACGAATTATCTTCATAAAATCAACGATTCCATTTCTTTCGTTAGTTTTCTGCAAATCAGTTTGAGATGCATCACCAGAGAAATAAATTTTACTATCTTCGCCAACTCTTGTTATTATACTATCTAATTCGTGAAAATTCAAGTTTTGAAATTCATCAACAATAATAATTGATCTATCAAGTGTAGTCCCTCTTAAAAATGAGGTACTCCAAAACTTAATAGTCTCTTGTGCCTTAAGATTCCCATACAGCATTTCAAAGTCTGCATCAGATGACATCTGAAACATATATTTTACCATATGTTTGTAAGGCACTTGATAAATATCAGATTTATCTTCGTGGTCACCAGGTAAAAATCCAATTTCACGAGTTGCAACTAATGATCGCACAATGTAAATCTTTTCATATGGTGTGCTTTCATCTAATACATCTTTCAAAGCATTATATAAAGTAACAAAGGTTTTTCCTGTCCCTGCTACACCATAAGAAATGATATTTTTACCCTCTTTGTAAGAGTTAAACAGAATCTTTTGATTTTCAGTTATTGGTTCAATATCAACCAAATATTCTGAATTAATAGGTTTTTTTCTACGCATTTGTTTTGCTGTCAACCCAACTCCAATGGGTTGATCTCCATTACTTTTTTTTCTTCCCATTAATCAATTTTTTGCTTTTTAGCACCTGGATATTTTTGTACTCTTTCCAAAACCTCATTCCAACCTGGTTTTCTCCTCACAAGTTTATTTTTCCACTCTCCAACTTCTCCAACACCTGGCATAGTAGATGGATCAGAGTAATCTCTTGACCAATCTGGATTGTCTTCTGTCCATTGATCCCACTTTGTGACACTCATCACAACTTCTTTTTGTTCACCAGTTTTTGTATTAACAACAGGATATGTAGCCATAATAATTGATTAATGTATAGTTATTTAGACCCATTCAAGGGCTTCTGACACTGAAGGGAACTCTTTAACGAATATTTTTCGACAGTCCTCTGCAATATCCATATGTTCTTTTTGTGTTCCATGTGCAGATCTCAAATTAATATAATGTATCCAAGAACGACAAGAACCAGTCATATAGATTCTTGTAGGAGTGCATAATGGCAATACCATTCTAGCACATTCTTTTGCAACACCCTCTTCAATCATCTGATTATACAATGACTGAGCAGAACTGAAAAGAGTTATCATCTGTGCTTCTAACTTTTGTTGAATAAAAGGATCAAGATCATCTGTAGAATTCTGACGATTCTTTTTATCCTGTCTTCTTAGAGCAGGTAATTCAATTTTACCTAATGCATTACTCTCAGCATATCTTTGAGAGAACTCTTGGAATGTAAAACTACGGTGTCGTAATATCTGTGCTGCAATTGCTCTTGTAGTTTCAATCTCAAGAGTCATTGATGACTGTTCAAATACTGACCAGTGATTATGTTTAATACAATATCTTAGTAATCCTGCATAATTTGGATTATCTTGATTGTTTGGATTAGAAACTCTAGCGATATGTGCCATTGTTTTTTCAGCATCAGGTGTGATGCTTATTAAGTCTACTTTCATTTACCGAATCCCTTCGATTCTTTTGCTTCAAGTTCTGCAAATTCTTGCTCTGCAATTTTAAGAGTTTGTTTCATCTCTCTTAGTTTTTCATCTGTATATAGATGATCTTGTGCGATCAATCTTTTAAGTAATTTAATTAGAGTTTTTTGTCTACCCATTAATCTGAACCATCATCAAACATTTCATCATAATCAAGTGGTGCGGATGTGTCATTTTTCTCATTTTTATATGAGTCTACATCAGAATACACCTCTACTTTCAATGCGTCAACCATTAGTTCGAGACTGCGAACTATGTCTTTCAATTTATCACGTTCCATAATAATAAGACTTTTACATATGATAGCATAAAAAAAGAAGGGGATCAACCCCTTCGATATAATAGTTGTGTTTCAGCATATATGATAGTTAAAAAAATCATACTCGCAAGAGAGATTTGTAAAACTGCCATATTATGACATTCCAACTTTTTTCTTTACACGAAGACCACGATACATTAAATCGTGTCTGTTACGCTGCTCAGATTCTCTAATAATCTTAGCATTGTATTCTTCAGTGTCATACTCGACACCACGATAAGTGACTTTTGCCATTGGTTTTCTCCAAAGTAGTAGGTTGATTAGACCGTTCCTTCAGTCGAACATTTGCGTCCCGTAAGGGATGAACGAACCCGTTCCGTGTCGGCTTACTTGCGACCTCATATGAGGTTGAACGTAATAGTATGTTAGCATACTATAACTATATAGTCAAATAATGTAACAAAGAATACAAAAAACCTATCGTGCGAAAAATTTTGGGGAGATTTTTTTGCGGTATTTTTGAAATTACTTTCTCTTTTTCTTTTGAGGTGTTGAACTATTATATCCCCACAGGTTTGGTTTGACTGTGCCTCTACCATAGTCTATGATCTTCAGACCCGTCTTAAACTTATCATAGTACATATCAAACAACTTGACTCTCGCACCTCTTGTAAGGTCACGATAGACCTTATTGTTGTGTTCATAGGTAACTATAGAAGCATCAGACGGTGCATTAGTTGTAGACACCTGATCTAATGTACCATTTTCTACAACAATTTCACAACCATACTCTTTCTTA